GTATTAATTTCCCTTTTAGGGATTCTTATGATGGGAAGTATTTAGACCTTTCTACAGACAGTACTCAAGAAACAAGAACGGATTTAATACATTTATTATTAACTAGAAAAGGTACAAGATATTTTTTACCTGATTTTGGAACAAGGTTGTATGAATTTATATTTGAACCATTAGATGGACCGACATTTTCGGACATTGATGCTGAAATTAGAGACGCGGTTGAAGAATATATACCGGGAATAACAATAAAAAATATAAGTATTACAGCGGCTTCCGATGGTGAAGAAGATAAAGGTACTTATGTTGACCAATATGATACTCGTGTTTTTAGAGTACCGGGGATTGGTACTAAAGAACATACTGCAAAAGTAAAAATAGATTATCAAATAAATAACGATGTGTTTAACGCTAGTGATTTTGTAATCCTAAATATTTAAAGAATATGGCAAATAAAAAAATATCGTATACTACGAGAGATTTCCAATCAATTAGAACTGAGTTAATAAACTTTACAAGAACTTATTATCCTGAATTAATTGATAACTTTAATGATGCGAGTGTGTTCTCTGTATTATTAGACCTAAACGCTGCGGTTACGGATAACCTTCAATTTAATATTGATAGAAGTATTCAAGAAACTGTTTTACAATACGCTCAACAAAGGTCATCAGTTTTTAATATTGCAAAGACTTATGGATTAAAAGTTCCGGGTCAAAGACCATCAGTAGCGTTAGTTGATTTTTCAATAACAGTACCTGCTTATGGGGATAAGGAAGATTTAAGATATTGTGGTATATTACGTAGAGGTTCTCAAGTAAATGGTGCAGGTCAAGTATTTGAAACAGTTTATGATATTGATTTTTCATCGCCTTCAAATGCTGAAGGATTTCCAAATAGATTAAAAATACCAAATTTTGATTCTAATAACAAATTATTAAATTATACAATTACTAAACGAGAAACTGTTGTTAATGGTATTACCAAAGTTTTTAAAAGAGTTATTACAGCAAATGATGTAAAACCATTCTTTGAATTATTTTTACCTGAAAAAACTGTTTTAGGTGTAACTAGTGTATTACTAAAAGATGGGACACAATATGCGAACGTACCTTCAAATCAAGAATTTTTAGGTGTTGATAACCGATGGTTAGAAGTTCAAGCGTTGGCTCAAGATAGAGTTTTTATTGAAGACCCAACAAAAGTTTCGGATAATCCGGGTATTAAAGTTGGTAGATATGTGGCCACGGCAACTAAATTTATAACTGAATTTACCCCTGAAGGTTTCTTTAAAATGACTTTTGGTGGAGGTACTCAATCGGCTGATGAACAATTACGAGAATTTGCTCGAGATGGTAAACCATTAAATTTGTATAAATATTCTAATAACTTTGCATTAGGTAGTACTTTAAAACCTAATACGACCCTATTTGTTCAATACAGAATTGGTGGTGGGACAGGAAGTAATTTAGGGGTTGGGGTAATAACTCAAATAGGTACAGTTTCATTTTTTGTTAACGGTCCGTCAGCATCTGTTAACACAACGGTGGTTAACTCATTAAGATGTAATAATGTTACCGCGGCAATTGGTGGGGCTAATTACCCAACAACCGAAGAAGTTAGAAATTTAGTTTCATATAACTTTACTGCTCAAAATAGAGCCGTTACAATAAATGATTATGAATCTATTATAAGAACAATGCCATCTCAATTTGGTGCACCGGCAAAAGTTGCGATAACAGAAGAGAATAATAAGATTAAAGTTCAAATGTTATCTTATGATGAAACAGGTCGATTAACTGAAATAGTTTCTAATACATTAAAAAATAATGTTGCCAATTATCTCTCAAATTATCGTATGATTAATGATTATGTTTCAATTGAAAGTGCTAATGTTATTGATTTAGCAATAAATGTTGATGTTGTGTTAGATAATTCACAAAATCAAGGTTCAATCATTTCTCAAGTAATTAATATAATAACTGACTATTTTGACCCAACGAACCAAGAAATGGGAGAGAATGTTAATGTTTCTGAATTAAGAAGATTAGTTCAAAGTGAAAATGGGGTAATTTCAGTTTCAGATATGACATTTTTTAATAAAGTTGGTGGTCAATACTCTTCTTCTCAAACATCTCAAAGATATCTTGATTCGGCAACTAAACAAATTGAACTAGTTGATGACACTATTTTTGCGGAACCAAGACAAGTGTATCAAATTAGATATCCAAACAAAGATATTAACGTTCGAGTTAAAAATATTAAAACAGTTAATTTCTCTTGATAATTTAACTGAATCATTCTATTTTTAATGAATGGATTATATTTCAGATATTTTAACGTTCATTAAAGGATATAACGGAACTTGGGCACAATGGTTTGTGGCAGGAGCATATGTTAATTTTAGATTAATATGTTCGTTTATCTTTATTTTAATTTTTTTTAATCAAATTAAGGAAACTAAAAAAATAACAAAATTTCAAATTTTTTTATTTTTAATATTTGCGTCTTTTGTTGCGACTGATTTTAACAAATTTCAAGAACGAAGAAAATTAGAAGTAATTCAATATCCTCAAGATTATTTTAATAAAAATACCAAAAATTTAGTAATAGTCATTGAAGGGTCCGTAAGTCCATTTGATGATGTGGTAGGAACTAATGAGGTTCAAATTGATATAACACAATCAAGGGATTTAAATGGGTTAGGTTTAATTGAAAGTAAAGTTGAGACTAATAAAAATAGTGTCATCACATATATTGGCACAAATAATTATAATTTAACGCCTGAAGAAGTTTTTAAAACAGTGAAATATTTTAGATTATTTAATCCAAATGGTAAAGTTGTAATAATTGGACATAGCATTGGTGGATTTAATATGTGTCAAGTATTAGACAATCTGAACAAAGAAAAAATTAAAGTTGATTTAACAATATCGTTAGACAGTGCAAATCAACTATATAATGATTATGATTATCAGATTAAGGATAATGTTGATTATGCAATAAACTTCATGTCGGTTAGATGGTCGGATAATATGATTTTTTTCACTAATTCCGGAGGAAAAGTGTCTTTATATAAAGGTAACAAAAAAACTAAAATTATTAATGTTAATATTCCTAAAACAACTCACACTTCAATTGACAATACTATTCCCAAATATGTTATCAACATAATCAATGATTATCTAAATAAAGATACCAACCCTATTGATTTTGTAAAAAAATATAACTACAAACCATAATTTATTTTTAAAAATTATTAATTATCTTTTGAAAATAGTATATAAACTATTTATTAAAAAAGATTATTATGTCCAATTCATTTAGAATAAGAACGGAGCCTGGTGTTGACAAATCACTTAACGTCTTGATAGACCAAGAATTTGAGTATTTAGAAATATTATCTCTAAAAATATTACAAAGTCAAATATACACTAGACAATGCTCTGACTATGGAGTTCTTGTTGGTAGAGTAAGTGTTAATAATGGTTTTGGTATTCCAAATGCAAAAGTTTCGATATTTGTCCCGTTAGATAGTACTGACGAGTTAGACCCTGTTATTTCTGAATTATACCCTTATAAATCACTTTCCGACCTTAATGATGATGGGTATCGTTATAACCTACTTCCTTATAAACAATCTCATAGTGGACATATACCAACAGGCACTTTCTTTGATAGAAAAGATGTTTTAGTTGACCCAACATTAATTGAAGTTTATGACAAGTATTATAAATTTTCTACCGTAACCAATACAAGTGGTGATTATATGATATTTGGATTACCAACCGGTAGTCAAACAATAGTTGTTGATATTGACTTATCAGACATTGGGGAATTTTCATTATCACCGCAAGATTTAATAAGAATGGGTATCGCAACACCATCTCAAGTTGCGGGGGTATCATTTAAATCATCGACCAATTTAAGAAGTTTACCTCAAATTGTCACTATTAACAGAACTGTTGAAGTTGAACCTTTATGGGGACAACCTCAAATATGTAATTTAGGTATAACAAGAACTGACTTTGATTTATCATCTGAGGCAGGGATTGATATTAATCCTACCGCCATTTTTATGGGGTCTTTAGTTTCGACAATTGAGGAAGACGCTTTAAAAAAATCATGTAAGGTTAGAGGTAATGCGGGTTATCAATGTAGTTTAACTGCGGGTCCGGGTGAAATTTTAGGTATACGACAAACAATATTTCAGGACACATATGGTAGACCAATATTAGAATCTTTTGATTTAGATGAGGGGGGGAAAGTTATTGACGAGAATGGTACATGGTTAGTTGATATCCCAATGAATTTGGATTATTATATAACAAATGAATTTGGTGAACAAGTAATATCCAATGACCCTAAAAAAGGTATTCCAACTAGAGCCAAATGTCGTTTTAAAGTAAAATGGGACCAATCTCCATCATTATCTGAACAAATTAAAAGAGGTTATTTTATAGTACCAAATGTTAGAGAACATGGGTGGACTAGTAGTGGAACAGACCCATTAGAATCCTCTAATAGGGCTCTAAATTCACCATATGATTTGGCTATGAAATCATACGCGTTTAGTTTAGATTGGGCGGATTATGGTTATACTGGAACATCTAATAGTACTGGTGCTCAAATAGGTCGTCAAATGATTCAAGAAGCGATTGATTGTGATGATAAATTTTATGTTATGCAATACAATAAAGTTTATACTGTATCTCAATTACTTGATAAATATCGAAAAGGTGTGACTCCTGATAGATTTATTGGTATTAAAAATATTTTAGACGATAGTTGTAATAGTGAGAATAACAAATTTCCAACAAACGATTCTAATATGAGATTTGATATAATTTACATCTTATACTCATTTTTAATGATGGTTTTTAGACCCGTACTGTATGGATTGTTAATAACTTTGCACTTACTGTATTTTACTATAATGTTGCTTAGGATATTAATTATACCCGCCTTAATACTTTATTATATAGTTCAAATTATAAATACCATAGTTTTAATTGCGGGAACTGTACCGTATGCGTTAGGTTTAATAATTGGTTATTCTCTTCAACTTGTTCTTTACGCATTACTTCTTGTGGCTCTTGGATATATTTTAAGGGAATTATGGAAAATGGAGTTAAAAGGGGTTTCATTACCTTTATTAACTTACCCTGATTGTGATTTATGTGATTGTCAAGTTGGTGAAACTCCTAGTACTTCAGGTACGATAAGTGAAGAGGCATCAACATCAGTTTCAGATGTTGGAACAGATACTGCTGAAGAAGTACCTTGTCCTTATATATATCTTGACCCAGACTCGACTAACGTTTTATCATCAACATTGTCTATATTAGGGGTTGGTGGGGCAATATTTAAAATTCCGGGTAATTCTGTTGATGCTTCGGTAAAAAATGCGGTTACGACAACTTTTTCAGGTACATTACCTGCGGGAAATAGTGATAATAGTGTTGGTGTTCCGGGAGTTAATACAATTACCTATGCGACTAGTGATAATCAAGAAAATGACCATATATTTTCATCCAATTTAAGTTTAGCGGAAAGAATAAATTTATTTAATACAAAAGCTAAATATTTCGATAATAGTCCTGGTTCAAATCCCGGTGGTGGAGTTAATAGAATAAAAGTAACGTTTGACCCAGATAATAATCCACCAACTCAAACTACTAATTTTCATTATGATAATACTATAGTCATTTTATGTGAGAAAAGTAGTTTAAGTAGTTTAACTATTGGTCAAATAATTACATTCCAAGACCCTATATTAAATAAAGATATTAATTTAATTAGTGGTGTTACAAATTCGTATGGTAATCGAGCTATTACAGGATTTACATCTACAGGAATGACTTCAGTTTCTTTTAATTATGCTAGTCCTAATATTGGTGGTTCTCCGGTACCTGTTAATTATAATGTTATGTTAACAGGTTCAACACAAATTAGTGGGACAACAGGTGGATATAATGATTACTATAAATTTCCAATAGATTTAGAGTATTTTCAAGTTATAACCGGTATGACTTATTCAGAATTTAGTGGGCATTGTGGGACAATGATACCAAATTCTCTTAATCAAAGATTTTTATATAATGACATGTTTATTCAGAGATGGTATGGAGGTCCGGGACTAACTGCAGGTCCATGGGGTGGTCCTTATACAAAAGATAGTAGTCAACAATTTCCAATATTTAAAAAACCATTGGTTTATTTAAAAGACCCTGACCAACAATGTGTTTTAATCTTAAATAGAGGTGTTGACCCTAATGTACCTAGAGTGAAAATTAGATATGATTTAAATATTTTATTTGGTAAAACATTAGGTACTGACCCATCATTAATTATTGAAGGTAATTATAAAATGAATTATCCAATACAGGGTAGTTTTAAAAATGTTAGTCATGATATGGCTAATATATCAAGTAATTTGTCTACGGATACCTATTCAGGTGAAAAATTATATTTTGATACGTTTGATTTTTTTCCTAATATTGGTGCATCGGGTTTTACCTCGTTTACATCCTCACTATTCAGTTATTATTCTAAATTAGATAATACTCAGTTAACATATACACCAAACTGTCCTGCACCACCTAATGGTCTTGAAGCTCCTCTACCTGTTTCAAATGGGGCTCAATCAAATTCTACCTTTGGATTAAAAGTTATAACTCAAAATGGTTTTACTAAAGAATGGTCTAATAATTCTGCTCAACCAATTAATTTTCCTTGCGGGTCTTTCCCTTTCCCAGCTTGTATATATGGAGGTTATTATCTTCCTGCGTCAAATGGTAATGGTTCTAATGTTAATTTAAATAGAGGGTATTATGTTGGTGAAATAGTTGAGGGTGGTTCATTAATGTACATGGTATTTAGTGTAAATCCTCCTGCTACTTATAATGGTTTTACTTGGGATGGTAATTATTACGCGCCAATATACAACACTACAGGTAATACATTAACTTATAATTTAACATCAGGAGCCAATAGTCGAAAAATGGTCATGAGGTCAGATAGATTACCAACATCAACAAATGTACAACAGAATTGTTGTAATGGATTTGCATTACAACATAACGAATCTTTTGCAATGTATGATATTCCTGATGAAGGATTGGTTGGTCTTGATACAGCAACAACTGCGGCTTCAACTGGTGGTGGAGGTGGTGCGGCAGATTTTAAAGTTGAAGGTACAAATTTTACAAGTAGTATTATTGATTCATTTAGTTGTGCTGGTTCTGTACCTTTAGAATGTTATGGTGACGATGGTCAAGGTAATATGACTATTAGTCATGGTTCATGTGAAGAATTTGAAGGTGAAACAATATTTAAAGGTGGTTGTTATATTGTTGTTACAACAGTTTTTATATCATTACTCGAAGATTTTCAGTTATTAACTGAATGGATATCTAGAAGTAGTATTAATCTTGGTGCGTGTAGAAATGTATGGTCTCATATATTTGCAAATAATTGGATAAATGGTACTCTATACGCATATTCATTCCATAATGATGTGACATATAGCAGTCCATTTGGAAATCAACCAAATCAACCAAATAGTGAGTTTTGTACAGATACATTAGTGTTACATACAACTAATAATTTTTATTATAGAAGTAGTCCATATAAAGATTCTAACGGTACTTTTATTGGTAAAGATAGGCCATCATCGTCTAGTTTTAGTAATGCTCAAGGTGATAATTTTAATTATCTATTAACTCCAACAACTTTAATGGATTTAGGTCCAAGAAGTGCTTATTTACAAGAATTAGTCATGTCAGACGCATATGATGGTTATGTGGTTAATAGATTGGCGACAACAACATATGGTAATGTGACTGAAATATTAAATTTATTAATTATTAGTCGATTAATTAATAAAAGTTTTATTGACCAAATGTTACAATTTTTGGTGGGTTCAAATATTACGGCATATTTTACACGAGTAAAATATAAAGTTGACGGAGATTATGCTCAATTAATTTCAATTAATTCAGAACTTGGTGTTGCACCTTTTGAATCGGCAAATTATCCTGATAGTCCACCGGGAATCCAAAATCCTATTTATTGGAACGGATTTAATTCAGATAGTTCAGTTATAGGTATTTTCTTTAGTTCGGATACTCAAACTAGAGATTTTATAACACCAAAAAGAACTATTGTTGATGATGATGTTCCGGCTAATGTAACATGTGCGTTTAGTTATTTTGATGTATTTAGTCAACAAGTACCATTTTATCAGTGGGAAATTTCTGATTATCAATCAATATTTGGTGATGAAAAAAATGGGTGGTATACAGACCCTATAGATAATGGCGGATTCCTTTCCTCAAAATATCAATCAATGGATAGAATAGAGACTGTTTCAAGATATTTTAGAGGTACAGCAATTAATTCATCTAAAAATAAATATTATAAAGGTTATATATACGCTGTCAACGCTAATGGAGATATAGATGAAAGTATTTCAAATTGGGATAAAAATAATCCTAAAGAACAAACAGTGACAGTAGGGGCACCATTTTATTTTTACTTTGGTTTAAAGAAAGGTGCTTCAGCATTTGATAGGTTTACAACTAAATGGATTGATACCACAACATTTATAAATTAATTATGGGTAATAGAATAGATACAAGAGTAATTTTAGGTTCGTTAAGGTATAAATCGGCACCAGATACTAATCTGATGTTTAATGTACCATTAGTTCAAACTGCTCAATTAAATGTTGAGTTTGATAGAAATATTGATGTGAATTTAGAACAGGTATTTGATGATGAAAGACAAAAATCTGACATATTTAGACCGACATGTAAATTCTCAATATTATTTAGTAATTCATATACTGGTTCTACAAATTATGTTCCATTAGAAAATAATTTATATTATGTAAATGAGATTGTTGCGGCAAAATTAAACTGTCCTATTAATCCTCTTATTATGTGGTCAGGATTTCCCCAATATCACGAATTTGATTTTATTAGAAGTGATTATAATGTTTCGGGTTATACTCAACTACCCAATAATCATATTGATTTTGTGTCAAAAAGTGCATCAACATATAATTGGAATCATTTTATAAGTTATCCTTTTGAAAATGTTTATAATCAACAATTAGAGGCGATTGAAAAAAAAACAACTCAAACATTAATTTGGACAGCATCGGCCGGTATACCATTTGTTATTGAAAATGATGAGAACAATGGTCAAAATATTGTTGCGTTTAGATGTCCTGTTAAACATGGATTAACTGCGGGTGAATCAGTTAAATTAAATTTTTCATATAATAATATTGACACTTTTGAGGTGTATTCATTAGGTGATGGGTTTGATGGTAGTGATTTATATATATTCAATATTTTTAATGTTGGTTTTACCGGATTAACATTTGATGATGGTGTTGAGGGTACGTTTAAAAGAGTTGTTAATCCTGATGATGCTGCCGATACTACGTCATCATATTACGTTAGAAAACATAAGATTTTAACTAATGTTGATGACGCGGTTTTAGTTAACGCAGGGTTTGACCAAAATATTTTTGGTATTAAGAAAAAATATGAAAGTAGTGGGTTTACCCCTAATAGAATTGCTAGAGTATCAATAAAAGAAGGCTCTCAAAATTACACATTATCTTTTAGTAAAGACATTAAAATAAATCCATTATTGGATAACTTACAAAGACCAATAACTGAATTATTTTTCACAACTATTTGGAAAGGTTATTTTGGATTAACTTTAGGAAGACCTAAAGGTGCGGGATTAGGGTTTTATGGTTTAAAGAAGGGTTATGAATTTAATTTACCTTTAGACCCCACAGATAAATTACCGTCTTTTTGGTGGAGAGATAGTAACTCAAACTCCGATACTAATTTTCCATTAGGAACTTATCAAACACCGTTGGGTGTAAAGTTAAATGGTCAAAAAATTGATTTTACATATGTTTTACCATTAAAAGAAGGTGATACTTTAGATGGTGATTATTGTGAGTGGAATAATTTTGAACAAACAGAAAGAGTGATTTCAACATTGTTTCATAAAATAACATATAATCCGGAAGTGTTTAATATAGGTACACCAAAACCATCGGGAGTGTCTATGTCTAAAGGGAACCCTTATGGGTATTATTATCAACCTCATCATGGATTGAGTATAAGAGCTTTTTCAACATATATTGAAGAAGGTAATAAAAAAAATGTTGTTGATGTTCCAAATTATGCGTATTTCTCATCAAGTAAAGATTCTTTTCTATGGAAAGATTTATACACATATGGTTATATTGATTCTGATAATATTGGTGTTAATTATCCATTTTTAAATGGTGTTCATTATCCAAATAATACAATTATTTTTAGAATTATACCGGAAGGAACTAATTATAGTGAACAAAACATAACAGCAGAACCAATAATAGACGATTGTGAGTAATAAATTTAAATTTGTGATACCAAACGATGAGCAGTACATTCTTTTACCGATTGAACTGAAATGGGATATGTATGGACAAGAAGATAGTATTGAACTTTATGAGGAAGACGTTATTGAGGACATAATTGGAATTGCTGAAGATTTTGAATTGTTAAGATTTTCACATAAACCATATGATAATGATACTAAAACTGATGTTAAATATGATTTTCATTTTTATAGTGGTAATCCTACAAATGTAACGACGGCAACTAACAATGATTGGGTGACTAGTTATTTACCTGAAGGTTTTACTAAAACAGAGATTTATTACTTTGAAAAACCTTTTACCAAATCGTTTTTCAAATTAGATTTTTATGATACAATGGATGGTAAATCTCAAACTAATTATTTTACGATAATTATACCTGTTCAACAGGGGTTTACAGAGTTGGTTAACTTATCACCATATATACCGGATGTTTTAATTAAAAAACCATCATACAAATTAGATTTTGTTGGTGATAAAGAAGGGTTTTTTATTTATTGGTTGAAAAATATTAAGTTTTATAATATAACAACTTTCTATATGAGTGCTAAATTTTTTGATGGAAGATTAGGTGTGTATGTTAAAATGATGAAAGTGCCTCAAATTCCACCAACAATAACAAGTGCTTTTCAATTTGATTCAAAATATTTCTATTACAAAGTTAATTTAGATTATGTTAATAAAACCTATGAAATCTTGGATGATTCAGGTAGTAGGGCAGGAACGACTAGTTCCATAAAATGGTATGAATATATTAATCCATAATGAGTGCAAACACATATCGTATAAGGATATCTCCTGAAGTAATTAATGGGGATGTTTTTAAAGTTAATTATATTGGAGACCCATATCTTGACCAACAGAAGATTCCATTTTGTTGTGACATATATACTAGAGAGGTAACTAAATATATTGATGGGTCAGCTTATGTATATTCATCAATGACTCAAATATTAACGGGAGCAACAGGAACAACAGCGACTTCTAATATTTCAAAGGCTACACTCAAACCAGGTACATCATTATTAACAGGTTTAACTATTCCAATATTAATTACTGAAAATACGGTAGATGTTGGATATTATTCAGTTTTTGATGGGATGATATTACAACAAGAGGTTATGACTAACTTTTTGTTTTCGGCTAATACTTTATCAGCATATACTTACAATTTTTATAATACATCTGACATTGAGTTTAAAAAATATTTAGAATTTTCGTCTTATGAAATAGATTGGGGTGATGGAACTCCAAAACAAACCGTAACAAATTTTAGTCCTACTTTTTATTCACACACATATTCTCAAGCAAGTCCTACTAGTGGATTTACAATTAGTATGTCAGGTATGAGTCCGTGGGGTTCTAATGTGGTAAGGAAAACAGTCACTGTACCATTTACAAATGCAACTATATTAGACCCTAAAGGTACAACTTGTTTTACCCCTATGGGTGGTAGTTGGTCAGCAACACCTGTTTGTTATGATTTTATTTATAGTGGTGATGCTAGTTGTCAAACATATAAAAGTGGGGTTAACCCTTATTTAACAGTCCCATTAGTAATAACGGGGTATTCTCAATCATCGGTGGCTGATTTAAGAGTTTATGGTAAAAAATCCACTTTAGATGATGGGTATTATAATTTAGGTGTTCAAATAACAGGGACAACAGGAGTTGTGGGTACATATTGGGGTGGAAAAACAAGTGGTTCTAAATTATATACCGGATATACAATAAATGGTGTTGATTACTATGATTTTAGTGACGGTACAACTGTCTTTGTAGTTAGTGGTGTGACACCAATAGATACGGTATGTGAACCAATTGTAAAAAATGAAGCATTATTAAATGTAATTGACGAGCCAGAAGTTCAATCCAATGTATTTATAGAGAGGGGAAAAGTTTCCGGGTTAGAATCAATGGAAAGATTAGGAGAAGTAGATAATTTAGGTGACCTTGAAAAATATGGTTACAAATTTTTTAACATAATAAAAATAGATTAAAATAATAATATGGCAACAGGAACATACGGTACAATAAGACCCGCAGATGTATCACCCGAAGATGTGGACATCATTCTTAATTATACACCATCAAGAGATGAAACAGATAATTTTGTTTTAACAAAATTAGATGCGGTATCAATATTAAGACCTTATTTTAATAATCAACAAACAAGTTCAAGCCCAAACCCTAATGTGGAAATATTGGGTGGATTATACAATTTAAGACTACCTGCTGAACAATTTAACCAATTAGGTATCTACACCTTATATATTAGACCAGCGGAGATTAGAACGAGTATTTTGGATTGTGGTGTGTTATCATCATTACCTAACGTAAAAGGAATTGTAATTGATTTGAATGATGTACCAAGTCAATTTAGAAATAAATTTGTTAATCAGGGGTTAGTTGGATTTAGAATTGAGTATTTAAATTCTGATGGAACAAAAATACCTAATTTCTTTAGAATTGTAACATCCTCATTCTTTTGTGAACCGGTTGTTCAAAATTTAACAAACACATCACAAAAAGCAATAAGATATAGATATACTGATAATAATACAAATATAATCTTTTGTACGGTTTCTCCGTCTTCATCTCCGACGAACAAACCAAATGCAACACCATATATTGGACAGCCAAATCAAAATATTATAATGTCTAATACCTTCTTTAATCCTATTACCCTTGACATTGAAATTGCTGACCAAGATTTCTCAACATTGGCTATTGCTCTTTATGGTAATCAAACTAAATCTATGGATGATGGTATCTACACAATCTACGACACAAATAATAACATCTACCAACAATATAACCTATACGAAATTAGAGACCAATTTAATACGTTATTATATGAAGTTAGACAAAATAGAGGTGATAATATTGATTTTAGTAAAAACTTTACAAACATAACTGAATAATGGCATTACAAAAATTTACATGTCCTCCACAAGGTCCATCCGGTGCAAGTTCATTCTCTGATGATTTAGTTGGTTTCCAATTAGTCACGGGGGGTGGTTTGACGCAGGGTAATTTTGAATTTGCGACTTCCTTTAATGAAAAAACTAATAGAACTTTTAATACCGGAACGTTTTCGGACCCAATTAGTTTAGAAGGTTTAGGTTTAGAAAGTAATATTCAATCAAGAGCAATTTTTGAGAATAACTTTAAAGTTTACCCTAATTTTGATTTAAGTCAGATTACAAATTTTACCCAATACGGTTCTTTAGTGAAAAGACTATCAACTTCGGTTGAGGTAATTATTTCTAAATTTCCTGCGGCTCTTGAGGCGACTATTATGGGGGAAAATTATGTTAAAGGTGAAACCGCAACAAATATAACCTATAATCAAATTGACAATGAGACTAGTTTTGATTTAGATGTTTCTAGATTAAGAAACCCATTCGCAATTGATTTCACAATTAATTCAACAAGAAATCTTGCGTTAAAAGAGATTGAAGTATCGTCGCTTAGAGATATGACCGTCCAATACGCTTATTATAGTTTATACTATGGTGGTAATGGTTATAATGTTACGGCAATTGTTCCAACAACATCAATAACGTCAGGGACTTTAAATATAACTGTTAGTGGAAACCCATTCCCAAATCAATCATTTACATTTGATGATTTAGTTATTAGACCAAATGATTATCAAGTTAATAGAATTTTTAATGAAGATTTAGATGAGGTTGAAAGTTTCTTATTAAATAGAGATATAACACCAAAATATACGGCTAATTTTAATGTACCAAGAGATGCTGAAGACGGAAGTTATTTTACGTCTCAAGAGTTTGTTACCTTTCCATTATATGGGTCGTGGAATCTTGATATAGTCACAAACGCATTCACTAATTATTTAATTCAATTAAATGATATTGGTGTATCTTTAGATGGGTATAAAACAAATATTATTGCAAGATTTTTAACTACCGGAGCATTCCAAGAATTTGACACATTAGGTCAAAAGATGGAAAAAGTTTTACAAATTTATGGTAGAAGTTTTGACGAAACTAATAAATTTATAAGTGCGTTGGCATTTATGAATTCAGTTCACTATAACCCGGGTGATGACATACCATCTCAATTACTTAAAAATTTATCACAAACATTAGGGTGGCAAACAAACATGTCACCAGTGTCTACTGATGATTTTTTAAGTTCAGTTTTTGGCCAAACAAACACTGACAGGTCTCAATACCCTGGTATTTCAGATGCAACAACGCCTGACGAATTAAATTATCAATACTATAGAAATTTAATATTAAATTCTGCGTATCTATTCAAATCAAAAGGGACTAGAAAATCAATTGAAACTTTAATGGCGTTAATTGGTGCTCCTGATGCTTTGGTTGAATTTAATGAATATATTTATTTGGCCGACCAAAGGATTAATGTTGAACAATTTAACACACAGTTCGCTCAAATATCAGGAGGTACTTATACTCAAGAATTACCAACACTTGAGGCAGGTTACACATATAAAATTAGAAATATTGAATACAGCGGTTTTACTACGACAACCGTTATTCAAGATGTTAGTATTACTAAAGATGAATATCCAATGGATGATTTAGGGTTTCCTAAAGCTCCGGTAAATACTGAAGATTATTTCTTTGAGAAAGGTAGTGGATGGTTTGAACAAACACCTAAACATAGAGCCCCTGAAGAGGTAAGTTATACTAATAGTGTATTTACAGGTGCGAACCCTAATTATCAAACAGTTTTAACCCCATATACTTATGGACAAGAGTATTTTAGTAGATTTGCTCAATTCCCTTTTATGAATTTAGGTTATAATCTAACACAAACTATTGATAATAATAAAAGTTGGGTTGACACCGAAATTGGACTACGTTCAAATTTAGATGGTGGTTATAATGCTAGATACTATACAACTAATGATGCGTTAGTTCTTAATGCCAAAAATACTGATTTATTTTTAAATCCTGCTCAAGGACTATCATATGATGTATGGGTAATGTCAAGAGAATATAATTTCCCAATACCAAATGAAGGTTTAAATTATGTTCAACCAACATATTGCGACCCAAATCCGGTATCAAATTATCCGATGAGAGGTGGAGTGGATTGGACCGAAATAAATCCACAACCAAAACGTAAAACATTCTTTGAGTTTGCCCAAACATTTTGGAAAAACATGATTAATGTTAGGAATAGACAATTCTCTACTGACGGTAAGACTATGGGATATCCAACTCTTCAGTCAATCTATTGGAAATATTTAGATGCTCAAAATTTAGCAGGAGTACCTGATGGTAGTTTCAACTATAGTAAAATGATTGAGTATGTAGATGGAATGGGGGATTATTGGGTAAGATTAGTTGAACAAATGATACCTGCAAGTACTATTTGGAATACGGGTGTTAAATATGAAAATTCAATATTCCATAGACAAAAATTTGTTTGGAGAAGACAAGAGGGTTGTCAATTAATACCTGTACCTTGTAATCCATGTTCAATGATTAGTAATCTATTTACATATGATTGTTACGTACAATCAATACAATGTTCTATTTATCCATGGCAGACCAATCCACAATTACAATCGTTTAGTGCGGTGTTAGGTTATCTACTAAATAATTATTTAACATCACAACAACCACCTTACAATTTAAATAATTGTGTACAAAACGATTTAAAAAGTACTTGGTATGTTGTTTTAAGTTTAGATGATGTTGAAATTGTTCAATATCAATTCTTCACGGGGATTGGTTATATTAACACTGGTTTAAGTTCACCAACAACAGCCCAATGGGATGCGGCATTAATACCCGCATTAAATAGTTTAGATTTTTATGGTTATGAGTATATTTTAACAGATACTGATGTTGTGGTTTATAGCTCAATTTGTTCAGTAAATGATACGGGAATCAATTTTAAATTGAATGTTGGAATAAATTTTGAAATTTTATGTAATTAATGGCTTGTAGTTTAGATATAATTTTAAGTATAACTGGAGATTGTTCAAATACAAACTCGGGTAGTTTTAGTGTGGATATTTATGGTGTTGCACCTGATTATAGTATTCAGTGGATTTCGCCAGCACTTGGAACAATAGCTTTAGGTCCTGGTGTTACAGGATATACCGCAACATCTTTATCGGCGGGAACATATACCTTTAATGTTTTAGATTCTTGTTCTAGTCCATCTCAAACTTCTTTACCGGTAAATGTTAATATTTCTAGTGGTACTTGTGTAAGTATTATAGGTCAACAAAATACAACATGTAATTTTGATAATGGTGCGTTAACTGCTCAAACTAGTAGTTTTTATGGTTCTGCGGATTTTTATTTATACAATACATTAACAGGGTTTATAACCTCAGCAACAACAGGTTATAATACCTTTATAACACCGCCAGCATTATCACCGGGGATTTATTATGTAGTTGCTGATGATGGAGGTGGTTGTACAGGAACTTCTGAAACTATTATTATAAAACCATCAACAACAATTACTTGGGGTTTTTATATAGTTGAAGATTCCGGATGTAATAGTGTTGAATCAGGTAAGATATATGTGACAGGTTTAACGGGTAATGCTCCATTTACTTATTTATGGTCTAATGGTGAAACAACTGATTTTATTACAGGGTTAACAAATGGTACATACAGTGTAACAATAACGGATAGTACAAATTGTACATTATCTCAAAGTGCGACAGTTGGGTTAGTTCCTGCGTTGGGTATTGCTGGTATTCTAACAAGTGTGCCACCGTCTTGTTTTTCATCTGATGGTGAGGTAACAGTAACTGTTTCAGGAGGTACAGGACCATATTATTATTCGGCGTCTACAGGTCAAATAAATGTGTCATTTAGTTCTTCACAAACATTTCAAAATATAGGAACCGGATTATTTTCAGTAAAAGTAACGGATGCTGCGTTATGTTCCGTTGTCGGTTCAATAACAGTATTAACACCAAATGGATTTTCAATTGTGACAATTAATACAATCAATGCAAATTGTGGGAATAACGGAAAAATAGAAATAACTCTGTTAGGTGGTCAACCACCTTTTACATATACTTTAGTAAATTCTAACGGTGATATTCAAAATCAATCAACAAACTCATCTGTTTGGCAATTTGTTAATTTAGCTGCAGATACTTACACATTAACAATTTCTGATAATGGTGCTTGTGTATATACTAATCCATATACAATATCAACTACATCTCCTTTTACTTTAAGTGCTAGTACAACAGGAACAACTTGTGATTTACAAAATGGTTCTGTACAAATTAGTATTTCAGGTGGTACACCACCTTATACAATAAATATAGGAAGTCAATTACAACAAATTGAGACAAGTGCGGTAACATTTAATAATTTATTTTCAGGTGCTTACGCGGCTGAAATTGATGATGCTGTTCCGGGATGTGCTCAAATAATTAACTTTGTAATTAATACATCTAACAATGTTGATTTTTTAATATCAGGTACTGATGCTAATAATGGTAACGATGGTACAGTATCGGCATATATCACACAAGGGACACCACCTTTTACATTATTATGGAGTAATAACGTAAATGGTCAAACAGGTTATTATTTAAGTAATTTAAGTGCGGGGACATACAGTTTACAAGTAACTGATAGTGCTGGATGTGTTAAAACTCGAAGTGTAACTATAGATGGATTTGATTTACTCTCATCGTTTCAAACATTTAATATTTGTGATAGTGATTTTGAAAACATTGGAGAATTAGTTAAAAAAGGTCCAAAAGAAATGTTAAACGAAGGTTATTATGATTTAACTTCCGGATATACAAATTGTTTACTGAATCAAGCAATATTTAATATTGTTGCAATTATTGGGGATGTTACAGAAACTTCAGAATTTTATATAAGTTATGCTTTAAACGACTATCCAACGGATGAAGAATATTTTAATGCTTTAGTGGCGTTATTAGAAAGTTTTGACCAAGTTGCTCAAGTAAATATTGACTCATTAAACAATGGGATTCAAATAATCGCAAAATGTGAGGCTCAATATTTGGTTGCTACAGATGTTACTGTTGATGTATTTATTGAATATAACATTTCATGTCAATATTGTGGTTTAGCACCTACGCCAACACCTACATTAACTCCAACACAAACTTTAACTCAAACACCTACTCCAACTCAAACGCCTACATTAACGCCTACATTAACTAATACTCCGACTCAAACAACAACATTAGGAGCCACACCTACATCAACGCCTACACAAACTTTAACTCAAACATTAACATCTACACCAACAAATACTCCAACATTAACACCAACATTAACTCAAACATTAACACCAACTCCAACAAGAACACCGACTATGACACCAACACCTAGTGCAGACCCATTATGGTATTTATACGCATCATGTGAGCTTAATAATGAGGGGGAAACATCCTATATATTGCAACCTATATTAGTATTACCTGGTTTATTAATTGCGGACGGATTTAGTTCTACTGACATTAGAGGTAATGTGACGTGTTGGAGATTAAAAGATATTTATAACGGACAACCAACATTACCACCAGAATTAAACGTTCAAACTTATAATACTAATTATTTCACAACAATTAGTAATACAATTTATTCATCTAATAATGATACTGAAGATTCTTGTTCAAAATGTAAGAGTGAAATTAATATTGAACCAACAAGAAATTTCAGTGTTAGTATTCAAAAAGAAGAATCTCAAGTTACAAATATCCAACCACAGACGTTTTATATATATGATAGTTCATATAGTTTCCCTGTAACTGTGTCAAATCCTTTATTGGGTACTCAATTAGGGTTAGTAAATCAAAATATAACTGTGACACTCTTATCTCTTGTAGGAAACTCACAATGTGTTTTATTATATGTGGATAATTCACTTTATATGAGTCAAGTTGTACCAATCACAACAACAAATCAATATTTTAATGTTGAGTTTTTAAATGTTAATGTTGCAGCAAGCTCAACGTTAGAAATTCAGGTAAATTCAGGAGTATGTCAATAATAAAAAACCCACCAAAAGGTGGGTTATTTTTTTACCATATTTTTTCTTGTTTCATATGACCTATAACACAACAATAAGCATCTGTTTGGTCAAAATTTTCTTTTTTTAAGGTATTGTTTCTTGTGTATAACCAAGTGATTTGAGGTTCTTTTTTTGCAATTAGGTCCCATATAATCATTTTCTTATCAATGTCTTTAGGAAGACCTCCAAATAGTACGTATTTACCTTTATCGTTTAATTGAGTTAACTCCGGAAAGGCAAACTTACGAGAATTGTATGTTGATATGAAATCGGGCACTACTCCTAATACATCATATATCTCTTTTGTAACTAAAGTATTAAATCTTAATAAAGTTTGAACTGTGTAAACATTGTTTGAGTTTAATAAAGGTTCTTCAATAATAACTTTAGTAATACCCATATCTTTATATTCTAAAAGTTTAGTTCTAAAGATTTCACCTTTAAGAAGTAATTCTTTTATTTTATTTTCTTCTTTTGGTTTTGGTATTGGAGAGATGTGAGTTAATTCAAGTAGTTCTCGACTTTGTATATCAAATAATGCCCAACCAATTGTTTTGGTGCTCACATCTAATCCCAAAACTTTAGGACTTTCTTTAAGTGTTTTTTTCATATTTTATTAGAAATCAAATTTAACCAAAAACTGTTGAATACCTTGTCTTAAG